GCCGCCGATATGGCGTCACTGCGCTCGCGCTCGGCAGTCTCAATCTCCTTCGACGCATAAGACACGAGCAGCGCGATCGCATGGTTATCCCACACGAGCGGCCGGTCGATACCGCGCAGCGCCCCGCCTTCAATATTTCCGAGCGTCGTGAAATTGCGGCCGATCTGACCGGCCATGATGCGGCCGTGCTGATGCGTGCCGACCACCATGAGCGGCTTGATCGTCGCCGCCTCGACACGCTCGCCCATGCCGCGCAGAGCGCACGTCGTATGCCCCACGCCGCGCCGAGTGCCGTAATACGCGCCTATCTCGGCGAGCACACTTCGAATAAACATCGTCACCCCATAGTCGTAAAAAAAGGCCGCTTAGGGCGGCCAGTCCGCCGCATTTGTGGATCGGCAACCAGCTCCATCACGCCGAAGCGGACAGAGACTTGAGAGACGCCCATCGCCGGACGTCTAAACGCTTCACAGGCGCGAGATCAGCGCTTCGAGATGCGCTTCGCCGTTATGCACGCGCGTCTTGATGCCCGTCAGAATCGCATTGAGCTCGGCGCGGATCGTCGCGCGCAGCGTGTTCAGCTCGCCGACTGCCGGATGGATCAGCTCTTCGGCCGCGTCGAGCACATCGCCCGCCAGGGCGTCGCCATCGTCCTTCGCCGCATCGGCAGCTTCGCCGACGTCAGCATCGGTCGCGGGCGCTTGAGCGTCCGGCGCCGTATCGACCGGCACTTCAGCCGATGCGTCAGCCGTCACAGCCGGTTCGTCGCTTGCGGACACTTCCGTCGCGGCGGCTTGATCCACGGCTTGCGCGGCTTGTTCGATATCAGCGTCTTGCGCTGCGGTGTTGTCTTGCACGTCCGACATATCGGCTCCTTCGTTGAAATTGGGTTGAGAGCGGCGGCATATTGATGCACTCACCCGCTCTTACCCTTGCATTGGACTCTCACGGCTGGCGACACCCTAGAACGGTTTTCAGGCCGTCCGGCTCCCGCCTGTTTTGTCAGACGTCGCCATGCGCGAAAGTGCGGGCCTTCCACCCGCTTGCCGGATTGCGTACCGGAGCTTTCCACGGTGAGAGCGACCGCCGCAACACGGTCAGCTTGGCCTTCGCCAGATCAGGCATTGCCGCATTCCGACCCTCTTGCCGTCGCGTCGCGCTGCCCTGCTTCTACTCTCACGCATGGCCCGGTGCGCGACGTCCGGAACGCAGCTCTGCGACTTAACACTGCTGCCTGCCATGCGTGAGAGTGCGGGGTTTCCGCCCGCTGCCGGATAAAGAGCTTTCGCGCTACCCGTCTGCCTTGCTCTTCGCAAGGACTTCAACTCTCACGACTGGCGACTGGACGGGCCATCACTGAAGTACGCCCCTGTTACGCGCTGAACGACTCCAGCCGCCATGCGTGAGAGTGGTTTACCGGCGCGTCGAGCACATCGCCGAAAGCCGATCCAGTTCGATCGACCACAGCCACGCGGCGCGCGCGTAGGCGTTCATACACATGCTCAGGCTTTCGAATAGATCGGTCATGTACATGCGATGCCCCTTGAGCGTTACCGGCGTGAGACTGCGCGCGACGTCACGGACGAATAGCTCGATCGCGACGCATAGGAGCCCGCGTAGGACGTTGCGCGCGGCGCGACGTATGCGGGCCTCGGAGAGACGTAAGCGGGCTTTGGCGGCACGTATGCGGGCGCGGCCGGGCGATTGATGACGGTCGTGTTATTGACGACTGTCGTGCGCGGCGCGACGTATGCCGGGCGCGGCGCATCGTAGTGATGGACGACCGAATGACTGCCGCCGCCGCTCATCATGTGCCCGAGCAGAAGGCCATGAATGAAGCCGTCGTTTTGCTGCACGACGACCGGCGCAGCTTGGACGATCGGCGCGGGCTGAATGATCGGCGCTTGCGCGACGACCGGCGGCGCATATTGCGGCGCGTATGCCGTCGAGTACTCGCGCGAGCTGCACGACGAGAAGAGAATCGCGATCGCGATGAACACGACCACACCGAGCAGCACCAGCTTGACGCGACGAGACATTCAGACTCCGAAAATATGGTGCGTGGCGATGGATTCGAACCACCAAGGCCGAAGGCAAGAGATTTACAGTCTCCCCCCGATACCGTTACGGGACTACCCACGCGAAGGGCTGCCACTTACGGCGGCAAGTCGGGCATGGCCCCTTACGGGAGCCACTCGGCAAACGAACGCGCGACGCCGTTCTCGTCTCTCGCGTCGATCAGCCCCGACGACCGCGCTCGAAGCTAGAGCGAAACGGCGGTTAGGATAGTCGTGCTGTGCTGCAAGGGTTTTGCTGCCGAGGCACTCGCCTGCTAATCCTCGTCCTCGTTTATCCCCCGAAAGGGCCGCCGAGGCTACGGTCGTAGTTCCCAACATCGCGGGTCACACAAAATTGGGCCGGTACTTTCCCGGCAGTCAGGAGCGTCTCGCGACGTTTCCGAGCGGCTGCGACCGCTTAATCTCACGTCGAAGCATTTGAACCGATGACGTGTTCGCGCTGATCGGTCGGGGAGATCGGCATACTGCTGGTGGCACCGACCCAAATGCTTCGCGTGAGATGACTGCTTACGGCAGTCAGTCGTCGCATGTAACGCAGAGCTGATCGCGCCTTCGTGGACATTTACAGGGTCCGTCTTGAAAGGTAGTCATCCAGACCCGCAAAGAGCACTCAGCGAATGCGCTTTGCGGGCGGCTCCTTACGGGAGCCACGCGGCCGAGGATTAACGATGCTCATGGTGACGGCCACCTGATGATTACACCCGCATCGCCGGGGGCTGGATCATTCAACGGGATATCTGCCAGCATTCCAAACTCGCTCGCGCGAGTACCCGTAGGAAGAATTCGTTGCCGGGCTGACGGTGAAGCGACTTGCGCCCCTCACCGCCGGTCGGCGGCCCAACTGGTTACGCCAGTCATTCGAAGCTCGCGCGCGGCTTTGCACACCACGCGCAACCTCAGAAGAGCGGCCCTGTGTACGGAAAGGGCTCAAACGCGAGCTAAAGACCCTTGCCTATCGACATACGGAGCTACGGCCACTTTTACGTCGGCGCGACGACGGCGGGCCGCTCTTCTGAGGCGGCTCGTTAGGCGAGCCACTCCCCGATTTAAGTCCGGCGACTCTCCCTCTTCACAGGAATCACTTGCAATCCTGCTGCTTCGACTTGTCGCAGCCTCTTGATCCACCGAAGAACCAAGAGAAAGGACGACTGCCCGACGACGTCGAAGCATGCGGCGCGGGCGACTCGACAGCGTGCGCGGACGTCACCGGATGCGCCGAGGCGGAAGGATGCGCGCTTGCGCTCGCATGACCGCCACCACCACCGTGACCACCGCCGCCGCCGCCCTTCGCAAGCGCAGTCGCAGTAACGATCGCGAGAATCGCCGCAACAGCCATGCGCTTCATGCCTTGGCTTCCGAAAACTTCGGCGAGCCGACGAAAGTCACAGCTTCGGGCAACTGGAACATGACGCCCTCAGTTTCATCGGCCGTCACGTCAAAAATTTCGACAAACTCGCTCGTATGCGGCAGACCCGGAGCCCAACGCACGCGAACACGGCCCGCCTTATCGCCTGCCGTCGTCAACTGCCAGCCGCCCTCTTTCACGCGCTTGACGAGCCCGAGGCGGCCTTCCTTATCGAACAGCACATCGAGGCGATCGCCGACGAACAAGCGCGCTTCCTTCAGCGTCTCGTTGTCGATGCGCACCTGAAGATACGCCTCGTCATTGTTGCGGATGGTCGAAATCGCGACGCCCTTCTTGATGCGATTGCGAACGATCGGCTTTTGCAGCTCAATTGCAGAAACGAAACCCATGCGACTAATTTCCTTCGTGAAGAGATGGAGTTGCACCGACTTTACCCGGTAGATTTATCCCCGAGCCGCCAGCATCGCACCAGTGATCGAGCCGCAGATGATGATTCCGAGCGCCGCGCCAAACACACGCGAAGCCACGCTGCGCGCCGTTTCAGCCAGAAAAGCCTTGCGATGCGCGAATCCGAAGTCTGCGTTTTTCATCTCGTTCCCCTGTGTTGTTTGCTGCGTCTCAGTGGGAGCAATCTTAAAACACTTTATCTCGGAGATACAAGTGCTTTTTATCCGGTAGGTAGTTTTTATTTATCCGGACCCGCCAAATGCTGCGCGAGCCACGCCGTAAACTTCTCGTCGCCCGCCGTCTGAATCTTGCGCAGCACATGCCAGATGCCCCGGCAATGCGGATGCACCGTGCCCGCCGGTACCCACCACATTTCTTCAGGCGTGCGCTCGATGAGCTCGTCGCCGACGCGCTTGCGCCGCGCGCTGGATCGCCCGACGTTCGTCTTGCCCGGCCACACGTCCGTGTCGCCGTCCTTGTTCGGGTCGTTCGCCGCGACGACCGTCATCACGCGACCGTTGATCTTTCGGCAGTAGGAGCACGCGCCGTGATAAATCTCCATGCGCTTGACCTTCGTGCCGAGCGGCAGCGACGCGATGAAGCCCTGATTCGCGCACTCACCGGCTTCGGTCACGGCGATGCGACGCCAATCCCTGTTCATCGTCGCGAAGTCATCGAGCAGCTTTTGCTGGAGCGCACTGACCGCCCACACGTCGCCCTGCTGCGCTTGCGACACCGACGCGAGCACCGTGCTTTTCATGCGATGCCGCACTTCGTCGCTCAACTGCTGCACGTTCTCGCAGGCGCGCAGCGTGCCGTATTCCATGACCGAGTCGAAGAGCTTCTGCCCGCCGAAAAGCTCGCGCGCTTCGGCGTAGCTCTGCGGCATGGCTTCGACCACCTTCGCGGCCGCGTCATCCGGAATCGTCTCGATGACCTTCTGCGCCTTGCCCATGAGCGCGGCGCGCACCGCGAGCGCCGTCGCCTGCTTCTGAAGATCGGACAGCGGCATGTAGCGCTGGATCAGGAAGTCGATCAGCAACCCCCAATCCTCAAGCGTGAACTGCATGCGCGAGAGGCTCGACAGATAGAGCTCGACCAGATCCATTTCGGCGGCCGTCCACTGCGCGTAAAGCTGCGGCTGCGGCTTGCCGACCGGCGTCGGGCTCGGCTGATAGCGCTGCCCTTCGATCCACGCATTGAGCTCGGCTTGCACGTCGGAGAGCATCGTCAAGCCCTTCTGCGTGAAGAGCTCGATCAGATAGCGCACGAACGGCGAATCGTGCGGCTTCCAAATGCCGTCGTCGGCACCGTCCTCGCCGCTCATCGCCTTCGAAAAGAGCTCCAGCGCGTGATTCGTGCAGCCGCACGAGATCGGGCCGATATCGAGCAGAAGCGCCATTACTCGGCCGCACCCGCGTCGTGATGACCTTTCACCTCATGCCAGTGCACGCGATGCTCGCGCCCGCTCTTGTCCGCGACCGTGCAACCGTCCTCACCGGCGGCCGTCACTTTGCCCGCGCCTTTGAACTCGCCCGCGTGAAACGCGACGTGATGCCCGGCTTCGACGTTGTGCGGCCCGAAGCCGTCCTCGCCTTCGCCTTCGCCCTCTTCACCGCTCGGCGGCTCACCTTGCGGCTTGGGCTCGCCCTGCGGCGGCTGCTTCTGTTCGGGCTTCTGCGCGGCCGCTTCAGCGTCGCCCGCCGGTTCCTGCGCCTCTTCGCCCGGCTTCGCGCCAAGGCGCTCTTTCTCGTCAGCGGGACGAATCGACTTGAAAAAAACGATCTTGCTCATGCTGATACTCCGTTGGAATCAGATTGAATGCCGAACTTGGCGACGAGCGCCTGCAGCAGCGCCTCAGTGCGCGCGGTGCGTTCGATGAGTTGATGGATCAGTGCGGCCAGCTCGGCGCTTCCGCGCCCGGCTTCGAGCGCGGCGAGCAGCACCGGCTCGATATCGTCGGGCGTCGCCACCGCGCCGAACTCGAACGACTTCGCGAGCGGCGCATTGCCCCCTTGCGGCGCGTCGCCCGGAATGCGGCCATTGATGTAGACGCGCTTGCCCGACTCGTCCTCTGCGATCGAGCCGTCCTCGCCCTTGTCGATAACGACGAGCTTGCGCTGCGCGCGCGCCTTGTGCCCAAGCACATGCTCCCACCGCACCGGCAGCCCTTCGGGCGCCTCGTCATCGGCCACGCGCACGCCATGCTTGCCCACCGAGCGCACCTGTGCGCTGGATACGCCGCGCGTCGGATGCTGGAAGTAGAGCTCGTCGCCTTCAATGACGCTCGTCGGCTGCTTCACGTTGAATTCGCGCGGCATCAGTCCTCCAGCGAGTAGATGACCGGCAGCGCCTTGCCGAAGTCCTCTTCTTCAGCCTTCTTGCCGAAGTCGGAAGGCTCGTCGGGCACCGTGTCGCCCGTCACGTTGTCGCCGGGCGCATCCTCGCCGAGCGATGGATCAGCGGGCGCGTTAGCCACGTCTCCAGGCTTGCCCGCGTCGCCGACCGCGTCCGGCTTGCCGAAGTCCGGCTGTGGATCATCGCCCTTGCCGAAGTCGCCGTTCGGGCCTTGCCCGCCGAAGTCGCCGTCGCCCGGCGCCTCACCGCCCGGCGCACCTTGCGCGCCGTCGCCCGGCTGCCCGAAGTCGCCCTGCTGCTGCGGCTGCTTCGATTGCGTATAGAGCGCGACGAGCTGCCCGTTGAGCGGCGCACCGCCAATGAGCGGGTCCGGATGCGGGTCATAGCTCTGTTCCGAGCGCAGCTCATCGACCGTCAGAATCAGCTCCTTGGTTTTCTGCTTGCGATCGGCGTCCTCAGGGTCGCGGCCCGTCCAGCGGAAGGCGAACTTGTCAGAAAAGTCTGAGATGATGAAGTCGGAGATGATGCCTTCGGCATGCGAGAGCAGCGGCATGAGCCCCGAGTCTTTCGACGCGGCGAGCTTTTCGGCCGTGTCGGAGCCCGAGAGCGCCGACGTACTGCCGCCGCTGAACGCGTCGAAGTTAATTTCCGCCGGGCTCATGCCGTAGATCGCGCAGATGATCGACGTCAAGAAGGTCATCCACTTGGCGAAGTACATTTCGTTGTACTCGACGCCAAACTTTTCGAACGCGGCGCGCGACTCCTGATCTTTCGACACCATGACCGGAAGCGACCACGCATTGTTGATGCCCTTGACCATCGAATTCCAGTAGCGCTTGAAGCTGGCGATATCGTCCTGCGTATAGTTGCCACTCAGATGCAGCATGCCCTTCGGAATCGCGTTCGAATCGAAGCCCTTGATGTTGAGCGTCAGCGCGTTCAGAAAGCCCGTCACGACACGAATGAGCAGCTCAGTCTCGGAGATGCCATAGCCCGACGCGGAGACGTCCGTGCGCGGGTTGCGCGGCTCGTAGATCAGATCATCGAAGGTGTACGCCGTGGAGATGCGGCCTTGCACGACCTGCAGCGCGAAAACCTCGTCGTCGCCCTCATAGCCGTCCTCCGTGCACAGGCGAATGGTCGCGCCGTCCACGCTGTAGAAGCCGTCGATGCCGAGCGCCTTGTCGCGCTTCCATTCGAGCTCGATCGGCGCCGAGTCCATCGAGAGCGTATCGCGCACCCACTTCGCCATGAACTGACTGAACGCGTCGCGGCGCAGCGCCTTGCGTCGGCGCGGCTTGAATTCCCACCCACAATTGCCGATGAACCGATTGAGCAACTGGATCGACTCGCGCTCGCTTTCCGTCAGCTTGTGATGTTTATCGACGTGGCGGATCTCGAAACCCGGCTTGTCGTCGCCCGACTCGGCCACGCGGCAAAAGCGCTGCACTTGGCGGATACGCGTGAGAATGACGGCGTTCAGAATCGGCGTCTGATCCACCATCGCGCGCAAGCTGTCAAACGAGAGTGCGCCCGGCCGGTCCCAATACTGGCCTTGAAGCTGCACTTGCCACTCATCGAGCGTGACCGACTGCACGCCCGGCTCGCCGTCGCGCGAGCGCTTGGACGGGAACGGCACGATATTGGGGTTGATCGCCTTGTTCATGGCGGCCTCTTCGAAGCCGTCCTGAATGAACGAGATGACGTCGCGCACGGCGTCGTTCGGCAGCAGACTGGATAGTGCGGAAGGCGCATGAGCCTTGTGAAGCTCGGCGAGCGCTTCCCCGCGCTCGTCGGCGGGCGCGCTGGCGTCGAACGCCACATTTTCGGCTTTGCTCATTGGAATCCTCCTTGATAGAGGAATCCTCGTGTCACGACCGGATAGCAAAAAGCCCGCTCGTGGCGGGCCTTTCTTCAGGGTTTGTGCTTGCGCTGCGCGTCGATCAGTGCTTTGTTGATCGCATCGGTCAACGTGCGCGCGTAGCCGCGCCGTATCAGATCGTCGGACGCCTCCACGGCGCGCGGCTGGATCGTCACCGTCGTGCGCTTGCCGCCCTCTTCAATCACTTTGTCGCGATGCTTCTGCACGCGCTCGGCGCCTGTCGTGCGCTCCCTTGCTCGTTCGGTCATCATCATCCTCAGACACCCGTCGAGCCGAAACCTCCCGCACCACGCGCCGTTTCGCTGAGCTCGTCGGACTCTTCGAATTCTACCCGGTCCACCGGCACGATCATCGCCTGCGCGATGCGCTCACCCGCGCGCGGGCTGTTGACAACCGCACCCACCGAAGCATCGAGACGCAGCGAAACCATAACCTCGCCGCGATAGTCGGCATCGATCACGCCGACGCTGTTACTAAGCCGAATGGCCTGATTGAAGCCGTGGCCGCTGCGAGAATACACGAGCATGACGTGCCCGGCGGGAATTTCGAACGCGAGCCCGGTTCGATACACGCGCGCGAGCGCATCGAGCTTGTGCGGCACTCCGTCGTCAGCGGCCGTCAGATCGAAGCATGCCGCGCCCGGCGTCGCGTAGACCGGCGCGACCGCGAGCGGATGAACCTTCTTGAACTTTGTTTTCATTGTGTTTCCATCATCGAACGAAACGCGGACGCATCGCGCAACACCATGCGCGCCGCAATCCACACCACCGGCACCGCGACCGCGATACATGCGATCGCGACAAAAACTTGATCGTTCACTTCCCGACTCCAGCGAGTGATACCGAGCTCGGCCGATAGAACCCATACGGATCAGCCATGCCAACTTCGACGCGATGCGGCAGGCTCGGCGGCTCGACATAGTCGATCGCCCCGAGCGGCGTCACCGTCGCGCCTCGAGAGATTGCGCCTGCGCGCAGATAGGGGCCGAACGTTTCGGCGAACTTCAGCGACCGCTCACCATTCGCCCACGTCACAAGGTAAGCGGCGGGCCTCATGCGGCGCTCCCGAGCATGCGCGCGAGCGCGCGCACCAGCTTCGCCGCGATCCACACAATCAGCATGAGCGGCGCGGTGAGCACGGCGCGCACGAACCACAGAGCAAGACGAAACGCGCGCATCACACACCCCCGAAGAAAGCAGCAACCATCGGGTCGCGCCGGATGATCGGCTGCGTGACGTCTTGACGCGCGAACTGCGTATAGATGCGCCCGCCGCAGATACTCGTTTCGGGCTCGTCGTCATCGCGCAGCGCGTAGGTCAATTCCGGATGCCCGACGCCCGTCGCGACACCATCGTCCATGCGCACCAGCTTCAGATCGCGCACGAGATGAGGCATGTAGCGTCGCACCGTCTCGATCGAACACTCGACCGCCCCGGCGATTTGAAGCGCCGTCATCGGGCCATCCTCAAGTGCGCCGAGGATCGTGTCGATTCGAATTTGTGCCGCCTTGGAGCTGAATGTGATCGCCATATTTCTCTCAGGTAAACCGTTTATCCCGGCGTCGGTAAAAACCCCTAGACGCGACGCCTTGACCGGTAACACTCGCCATGTGCGCTTACTGCAATGCACAAGCCGCATGTTAGGCACTAACGGATTAAATGTCAACCTCAGAGATAAACTTTATTTTACTGAGCGAGGAATATCTTCAGATGGATTGCGAACGACCGTCCGCAATCCTTACCGGGCGCGTCAATGGATGGCTTTGCTGTGCAACTCTTCGAGCACGAGCAGAATTGAGTCGCGCGTACAGTCGCTTTCAAGCAACATACGACGCACTTCGGCAATCGCCTCGCGGCGCGCGACCGCTTTAGCAGCGGAGAGTTCCGCCTTGTGCGTCGCCTTCATGACAGCCATCTCGCCGAGCAGCAGCTCGACTTCTTCATTGAGTACTTCCGGGGAATTCATGCGTGCGAGCGGCATCTTTTTCGGCGTAAGAGCTTGTTGTGGCCTAGGGCGAAGGTCCGGTAAATTCTTCTCGTCATTTCATACGAGAGTTTATCCGGTGGGTGAATAATACAAGCGAACCGTGCGAAAAACCACTGTTTCAACCGGAAACATTTTTTTCTAAAAAATCGGCCCGGCATGTTGACCGTTTGCGCGGCTTGTATTAAGCGTGTTCATAGATACTACGGATAAATTCAGACGTTTCTCGTCTCGATTCATGCGTAGAATTCGCACCCCGGATCGGTACGATTTACCGTGAATCCGCGCAATGTGCAGCCCCGCCCATCAAACGACGAGCACGCGCCGCACGTCCCTACGTCGCCGTTGAGCTTCGCCTGCAATTGCTCCATGCCGGTATCGACCATCTGCGCCACTTGCGACGGCAGACCGTGCATCGAGCGCACGATCTCGATCTTCGATTCATACGCCTGATGCTCGGGCAGAATGAACTGCGTGCGCCCGAAGTCGCCGCACAGCGCGTAAGCGTAGACCGCCGCGTCGAGCAAGTCGTCATGTTCGCAGTCCGGGCCGAACGCCAGCATCTCTTCCACGAAATACGTCGGCAGCGTCTCGTTGTGCCACACGAGCCCGTTTTCGTAGCGCGTGATGAGCCCTTGCGCACGCGTGAATTTATCCTTATCTGGCTTGACTTGCCGAACTGGCAGATCGGTGGAGCGCAGCAGCTCTTCGACCACGGCCGCCTGATATTGCACGGCCTCAATCGCAATCTCCTGCGGCCGGTAGCGCGCGGCCTTCTCTTTGATGAATGAGAGCGCGTCGCGAAAGCCCACGCGTCGCCGCTCCGCGTCCACGATCCACACGCGCCCTTGTTCGTCCACCCCAACCGTGACGATCGCCGTGTAGTCGGCGTTTTGCTTCATCGAGATTGCCAGATCGACGCCTTGATAGAGGCGCATGCCTCGCGGCGCCTGCCCGACGCGGATATGCTCGGCCTTGATGAACGTACCAGCGAAGGAAACGAAGGACGCGTCGAATTCTTGAAGGCTTACAAGTCTCGGCAACCCTGCTTTCATTTTCTCTACGTCGCGCGCAGAGATATGCGGGTTCGTGATCGTCGGGAGCTGCCAGCTCATCCACTCGTCATCGCGATTGGGATTCGCCGGGCTGCCCTTGTCGAAGAGCTTCTTATAGTAGTTGTCGCCCTTGGGCGTCGAGAAGAACCACGCTTCGCCTTGGAAGTCGAGCAGCAGCGGCTGGATCGTCTGTTCCCACGCCTCTTCGAGACGCTTCACGATCGCTGCCTCGTCGATGACCGCCACGGCAAATTTGCGACCCCGCGAGGCGTCTGGATCATCGAGCGAGTAGCACTCGACCGAGCCGCCGGTTATCAGATCGAGGCGCTTGTTCTGTTCGGACTTCTGAACAGTGACCTCCTTCAGCGTGCGGCACAGCGTGCGCCAGCTTTCGAGCATCGTTTGATATGTCGGCGCGTAGAGCGCGACGGGGTACCCGTTGAGCGCGCCTTTCTGGCGCGGACCATCGAGCAGCACTTCTTGCGCAAGGAATGTCTTTCCGAAACGTCTCCCACATACTGGGACGTTGTACCGACGCGATTCAGCAAGAAGCCGCTGCTGACCGGGATGAAGAACCGGGAGTGTAACTGTATAGGCCATGACGCCACAGTGGCGTCACGACGCTATCTAGCAGCTATAGCAACCGGCCGTTTTCCTGAGCCCATTCAAATGGATCGCGAGCGTTCTTTTTCAGATTGCACGGCGCGCAGAGCAATTGAATGTTCAGAATGTCATTGGTGCCGCCGAGCGCGAGCGGCATGATGTGATCGCGATGGAAGAAGCCATTCTTGAACTTTCCCCGGCACGATGCGCAGCAGCCGCGCTGCCGCTTGAATAGATCATCAATTTCGGCTTTTGTGTGCGACCCTATCGCCCCTCGTACCTTCGCGCGCCGCTTCGCCGAATTGATGATGAACTTCTGCCGCGCCTCATGCGGCATCAACGCCGGGCGCTGGTTCGTGCTCTTCCGGGCGCATCCGCATGAATTCTTGCTACCGCTCAAGAGACTATTCGTTATTGCCTTCGCCTCTTTTCCGCAGTCGCACTTACAGAGCCAGCGAGCGGCTCGCCCATCGGACTCCAGCCGAGCGACAACAGCTAGCCACGAGAACCGCCGCCCTACCAGATCGGGCGTCTTGAGCGCCACATACTCGCGAAAGCCTTCCCGCTGCATACACCCGCAGGACGACGAGAATCCGCCGCGAAGCCTATAGCCCATCGATTCGGTCGTGCCGCCGCAATCGCATTGACAAAGCCACTTTGCGCGGCCGCGCGAATCCTGCCCGGCGCGAGCGACGACGAGTAGCTTCCCGAAGCGCTGCCCCGTCAAATCCTTCGCTAGCTTCGTCGCCTTTTCGCGGGAGACGCACGAGCATGACGTTGTATGCCCCGATCGCAGACAAGCCCCGCTCGCGATCGTTTCGCCGCCGCATTCGCACGCACACACGTAGCGGACGAATCCGCACTTGGCACGCACCGGATGCTCGCTCACGACCGTCAGCCTGCCGAAGCGCAAGCCGATCATTTGGATCTTCGTTCGCGCCATAGCTCAGAAGAGCTTGCCTTGCGGCTTGTGCGCCGCCTTCGGCGCTGGCCCCGCGCCGAGCGCCTCAGCGACGGCGTGATCGCCGCTCATGTTGAGCATCGAGTAGAGCTTGTCGGTCGGCACGAGGCAAAGCGCTTGCGCTTCCCATCCCATATCAGCAGGCGAGCCGCCGACGCGCTTCGCCATGTAATAGCGCGCGACGCTCGTCGTCTTTTCGAAGTCGCCTAGAAAGCCGAGGATCTCGACCTTGAGCCCCGTCTCTTCGTAGGCTTCCTTGATCGCGTTCGCCTGTAGAGAGAGCTCGGGCTCGGCTTGCCCCTTCGGGAACGTCTGGTGATAGCCGCCGAAGCGGTTCGTCGGCGCCATGAGCCAGTAACGGCCGTCCGGCTCGACAATGACCACGCCCGACGCAGCCGTCTTTTTCGCGGGCAGTTGCATTTGCGGCTCTTCGATATCGACCTGACCCGCGACGTTCGCCCACTCTTCGGTCGTCGTCGGCGCGTTCATCCACGCTTTGAACGGCACGCCGTTGAGCGAGTGCGGCATACCTTCCATGCCCGGCGTGAACGTTGCGATCGCGTCAGGATGACGCATGCTCGCGACGTCCGTCGCCTTGTGCGGATAGCGCACGCGCACCTGCTTGCCCTTGTCATCGAGATTCGGATGCCAGTGCGCGTTCGCGGCTTCGGACGGCTTCGACTCGATCGGCTTCTGCGACGAATACGGCCAACCCTTCGGCCCCTTCCCTTCCCCCGCGAAATAGGCGTGCTCGGCCGCCTTCGCACCGGACCACTTCGCGGGCTGCGCCGCCTTCTGGCGCTTGTCGTCGTGCGGCTTCACATACGTGCCGTCTTTCTTGGTGTAGCCCGGAATGTGCGACTTGAGGAAGAGTGCGAGACGTCCCATGATTAGCCTTATCGTTGTACGGGATCAGTATCGGTTCACGACTTGCGCGCGGGCGCCCGGCGCTTGACCGGCGGCTTCGTGACGACCGGCACCGGGTCGAAGCCCATCGACTCTTCGGGCTCTTCGAACAGTGACAGACCACGGCGGCGATCGCGCGCATACGGCGGAATCTCCTGCAGATCGGCCATGACGTGCCAAACCCGATTACATGCCGTGTGCAGCCGATCGTCGCGCACCGAATTCTTGAAATTCGGGTAGCTGATGCTCGCGACGTGCTCAGCCACGACCGCGCCGACGACGTCACGCGGAATGACCGCGCGATACAGATAGTCGCGGCCCGGCGTGCGCTCGACCTTCACGGCCGCGCCGCAGTGCTTGAAGATGCGCTCGATATCACCCTTGCGGCGCGCGCGCACCTTCAGGTTCGCGGCGTCGCCCGGAATCGAAACGATGGAGAGGAATGCGTCAGAGAAGGTGAGCCACATGGTTTTAACCTCGTTTTGTGTTAGTGGCTACACTTTACCCCATCTTTTACCTATTGGGTAAATTATTTTTAGCGGATGCCGAGCAGCATCGCGACGACGCCGTCGAGCACCTCGCGCAGCTTCTTGCCCGCCGCCTCATCCGTCATGCTGCCGCTTTCGACCGCCTCAGACGAGCGCACGACGTTGCTCGCGACCCACACGAACAGCGACTTGCCTTCGTCCGGATCGCTCGTGCCGTTGAGCAGCACGCGGATTTTCGAGCCGAGCCGAACCGGGTTGTTCCACGGCTGCGCGGCATATGCCTCGTTGCGGCCCATAAAAATATCGCCGTAGTGCTTCGCGAGCTCTTCGATGCGCTCCAGCGGCTTATCGCCGCCGGGCTTGCCCGCATGGAAGTCCTTGCGCACGGCGAGCACGTCCTGCGCGAAGCCCGTCACGAGATGATCGACCGTCGTGTAATCGCCGAGCGACGGCTTGCCGCTCGGATTCCCCTCAAATACCAGTCCAGCAAGCGCGTTCGTCATCGCGTCCCTCACTTCTTAATCGTATCGACGTAGGTGTGATCCGGCGGCAGCATCAGCACTTCGAGCTTGAACTTGCCGCCCTTCATACCACGGTTGAGCACCATGAACCGCTGCCCCGGCAACGTTGTAATTTCCATCTCGCTCGAATAGCCGCCCGAGCCGAAGGTATCGACGCCCACCGCGCCCGGCGCGTAGTGCATCGTCATCTCGATCGGCCCGAAGTGGCTCGTGCCGCCGCCGCTCATCGAGCAGCACATCGAGCCCGGATTCTGGAATACGAGCCCCTGCGGCGAGGCAAGGAACTGTTCGACCATATCCTGCGGCATCTCGATCCATTTCGTGATCGTCGTGCCTGCTGGCTTCGGCGCGGCCGTCTGGTAAAGATCATGCAGAATCGCGCGCGCGTCCCATCCGTGCATGTCCAAATCTTTACCTTCGCGGTAAGCATTATTGTACTGCCCCGTTGCCTGCACACTCTTGATGAAGTGCTGTACGTTGGCATTGTATTTTTGATACGCCGCCTTGCCCGCGATCTTGAACTCAGGCGACTGCGCGGCTTGCTTCGTCTCCTTCGGCTTGAACTTCTCCCACCCCTTTTCAATGCCGAGCGCGATCCAGAAGCCGAGCTTTTCATTGGCCGGGACGTCATGCACCGACTTGCCGTAGGCGTGCGGCTTAAACGCATCGGAGAGCGTCTTGATATCGTCGGAAATGTGCTCATCGAACGCCTTCAGCGGTGCAGGCGGATAGGCGACGAGCTCCAGCGTCGCGCAGCACGCGAGCCAGAATTCCTTGACGTGTCCGGACGGATGCTCGCTGATCGGCTTCAGCCCGACCGATGCACCTGTTTCCTTGTCGAACGCCTCGTATTTGTACTTCTGGAGCGCGAGCAAATCGCCCTGCTTCGCGAATTCGAAAATGTCCTGCTGGTCTTTCTGATTCGCGGCATTGACGTGCGCCTTGCTTGACAGCCCCTTTCCGCCATTCGCGCCTTGGAAGTCGAAGAGATGCGGCAACTGCGCTGCATCGACCTTCAGCTTGCGCAGATCGGGTTTCGCGGGCTCGACGGGCGCGGCCTGCGTTGCGGCGGGCGCGGCGCTCGTTTCCTTCGCGGCGACGACCTTCGGCGGCGACTTCTTCTTGTTCGGGCCTGCGTACTTCGCTTCGAGCTGCTGCCAGAATTCGAGCAGCTTCGCGCCGTTCGGCGTCTTGGCGGGCTCCATGATCGTAGCGATCTTCACGTACTTGCCCGGCGAGTACAGGCTCGGGCCGTAGAGAAGATGCTTCTTTCCGCCCATGAGCTTATGCAGATGCTTCGTGTTGCCCTGCGCGGCCGCCGTCTCCATGAGCTTTTTCGCGGCCGACGCGTAACCGGCCGCCTTCGGACCATCGAACTCCGGAATCGTGAGCTCGCCGCTCGGCGCGGGCGCGGCCGCCGCCGGTTGCGGCGCTGGATCAGCAGGCTTCTCGACAGCCGCCGCGATACTCGGCGCCTGCTTCGGCGCGAGCGCTTCGGCTTGCTTGATGACGTCCAGACGACGCGCGGCGAGCTTGTTTGCGAGATCTACCTTCTCGGCCGTGTTGCCCGGCCCATACTTCACGACGAGATCGGCGATCGTATCGACCGAGACAGCCGCGACTTTCTTCGCCGACTCAGCAATCTGCGCATCGGTCAGCTTGCCGAACGCGTGCGCGGCATAGCCATTCGTGCCGTCCTTCAGCGTCTTGAGCTCGCCGACCGTGTTGCCGAAATCAGCGCCCTTCGGCGTTCCTTGCGCGCGATACAGCAGCGAGCCGCCGACGTCGAGGCGCACGGCGTGCCCGTTCGGCGCGACTTGCATGTTGTCATAGCCAGTGCCGACGACGTCCCAATTCGCGAGCCACGCATCGACCGCGAAGCCATCGGCGACGCCCGGCGCACCGGCCGCAAGCGCCGACGAATCCTTCTTGACGCCGTCGATGATCTTGCTGGCGATGCCGACCTTGCCGCCCTTCGTGATGAGCTTCAGGTACGGCACTTCAATGCCTGCAGCCTCGTAGAGCTTCGCAGCGAGCATCTCGTTTTTCGTGTGCGCCTCGGATGCCGGGAATTTGCAGTACCACTTCTGGCCGTGCTCGTCGGTATATTCGGCACCTTCGTTCGACCCCTTCTGGCCGCCGGTTTGCTGCCAGCCGTCGATCGACTCAGGCTTGCTCGGATCGGCTTCCGGTTCCTGCGTCGCTTCCTGCGCGGGCGCGGGCTCGGCTTGCGGCTCAGCCGCCGCTTGCTCGACTGGCGCGGCGTCACCCTGCGCGGCGTGCGCGCCGAGCATATCCTTCCCGTACTGGATCAGCAGCTTGCTATTCGGCGACGAGCCCGACCACGTCTTGCCGTCGCCGTCCATCATCTTTTGAATGCCGTCCCAATCGCCCTTGTCGAAGAGCGCCTTGAGCTTGGCCGCGACCTTGTTGTAATAGTCGATCGTCTTGCCGACGAACACCGGCATGCCGACCGCATCGGACGCCGTATCATCGCCGCCGACCTTGTGCCAGCGGCCGTTTTTCAGGACGTATTCGACGCCGTTCTCGACCTTCGTATCGCCCTCTTTCGGGCCTTCGTCGGACGCAGGCACGTCGCTCGATTCGCCATTGAGTACGTCGAGACATGCCTTCGCGTAGTCAACGAGCTTCTTATCGTCGCCAGCCTCCGTACCGTCAGACATGAACTTGGCGTACCACTCAAGATGTTCTTTGTTGCCACTCTTGAATGCGCCTTCGAGCTGATCGGCGATATCCTCGTGCCACTTATCGACTTGCGGCTTCACCGGCTCGCTCGATGCGGCCGCGACGGGCTCAGTAGCGGGCGCTGCGGCAGGCTCTTCCTTCCCGGCCTGCGCTTGCGCGAGCTTCTGCTTCGCGTAGGCGGCCGCGCCGAACTGTTCTTTCTTTTCGAGAACGTCGGCGTATTCCTTCAGATCGTCAAACTCGCCTTCATCAACGAACGAGTCGATCGTGTTCTTCATGACGTCGCTGACGCCCCACTGCTTCTTGAGCCCATTGAGGATCGAGATTTTGTGCGCGACTGCCGTGAGCTTGTCATCGGTCAGCTTCTCGGCATGCTTCGCGTCGTATTCCGCATCATGTTTGATCGACGCCTCGAGCAGCGACAGCGACGCGGCCTTTTGCTCGGGCGCGAGCGCATCCCATGCGGCCTGACCTTCGCTGATCCAGTCGTCATTCGCCTGCGCGATGCCGGACATGAACCACGACGCCTTACCCGGCAGCGAGTCCGCAAGCTCGTCCATTGCGGGGAACTCCATGCCTTGCAGATCGGCCACCATCGACGTGAGCTTCTCGGCTTTTTCCTTCGCCTCGTCGCTCTTCGGCGCGGCCTGCTGCACAGGCGTCGGCTCGGGCGCGACTTCCGGCTTCTGTTCGGGCTCAGGCGCGCTCGCGGGCGCTTCGGGCTGCACCGCCTCGGGCGCGGGCACGGCGGCGGCTTCTGTGGGCTTCTGCGGCGCTTCGCCGGGCTCGTCGGGCGCGGCCTTGCCTGCGGCGATCGCCTGTTCGAACAGATCGAGCTTGCCCGCCTTTTCGAACTCGGCTTTGTACTTCGCCTGCTTGTCCGCGTCGAGCAGCAGATACGCCTTCGTCTGAGAGGGAATCGGCATTGCGCCGCTCAGAATCGCGACGCGGAACTTCGCGGCGCGCGCGCGGATACCGGCGGCGTCCTGCAGATCGGTCGCATGCTGGAGCAGCACCGGCAGCTTGTGCTCTTCGGGCAGCGCGTGATACCAGCCGTGCTTCGTGAGCAGCTTGTGCGCGTCTTTCTGCGTCGCGGAGCCATTGCCGCTCAGCACCTTTGCATCGTCGTGATCGTCGGAGATGTTGACGTGCTTGTAATGGCCTTCGACAGTCGTGCCGTCGTGTTTCGTATAGCCCGGAATCCACATTTCTTTCTTGAATGTGGCTTTGAGCATGTCAATCTCGGGATTGACGAAGAAGATGATGCGAGCGGTCACAAATGCCCCTCAGGTAAGTGTCTGAGGGGCATGGTCGCGTCACGACGGGGTCTGTGGATCAGAGCGCGGCGCATGGCGCGCGGTGCTTTCGTCGCGGCGCTCAATGACGATAGTTGTCTTGCTCTTATCGTCGCCTTGGTCCTGATCGATGCCCCACGCCTTGCGCTCGCCTTCCTGAATGATCTTCGTCGCCTCGCTCGTGATCTTGCCGAGCTTGGCTTTGTCGAAGTCCTCGTCATCGACGGCCGCCTGCACAAGCGCGCGAACGCCTTCCCACTCGGCGCGATGACGGCTCAGCAGCTCGGCGCGATGATCCACCGCGCGATTGACCGCTTCGGCGCGGTCCTGCGGAGACGGCAGCATCGCGGGCGCGGTGCGCTCGATCTTCGGCTTCTCGGCGGGCTCGGGCTGCGCACCCTTCTTGCCGACCTTCGGCGGCGGCAGGCTTTTCGCGTCAGCCGCGCGGTGCGCCTCGCGCACGATATGCGGCATATCGGCCTGCTTCTGCCAGCCGTCCTTCTTCGCGCGCAGCGCGACCGCCTGCTTCGTGACGTTGAATTCGGCGGCAATATGCACGAAGTTGACCTTTGGGTCCGCTTCCCACACTGCGCGGGCCTGCGCCCATTCGGCGTCACTCAGCTTCGCCATTACTCGGCTCCAGCGGCGCGTACGAGCTCGATCGACGGCTTGAAGAGCACCTTGCGGCGAGCCGGAATGTCGATCGGCTTGAGCGTGCGCGGGTTGACGCCACGGCGCGCGGCGCGCTGCGCGACTTCGAAGCTGCCGAGCCCCGGCACGCGGATGCGACCGACGCCACCACTTGCCGCCGAAATAAGCCCGGTCAGCGCATCGAGCACGGCACCGGCTTCGGCACGCTTCACGCCCGCCCGATCGGCGAGCACTTGCACGAACATTTCCTTACGCATATCTACCTTCGAGAGTTGGCGGGTCTATCGCCCGCACCCTCACAATTGCGTCACGACCGAAACAATGACGCTGCGAGCGTCAAAAACCGTGGATCGCCACGCGCCGCGCGCTCGCCATCTCTACGACCGGCTCTTCGAGCTCTCGCACGCGAACGAGAATCTCGTGCGGCACTTCAAGCGTCTTTTCGGTGTTGCGATAGCACTCCAGCAGATGACGGCCATTCGGCGTCGTCACGCCGCACGCGCAGAGCGCTTCGACCTGGCCCTCTTCCCGGCGGCCGCATTGCGAGCACTGCACTGCGGCCGTCTTTCCCCTGCCCGTCG